GATCACTAAAATCGCAGTTGAAGCAGTTACGGGTCACCCCGCAGTTGCCGCAATTCCTGCAATCGAATACCAAGCTGCAGTTCCCGCAACATACTGGAATCATGACGGCACACCATATGCTTCCGGATATCCTACTGCTTACTGGCCTGATGATTTGTCTTCAGATCTTGCTTCAGAAGTTGATGCTAAGTCAGGTTTATTCAGTTTATATAGTGGTACATCTTACGCAACTATCCCATCTGCTTCTCCAAAAGACGCAGACTATTCAGAAGCGTTAAACGTAATTAAGAATGTCGATTTAGTCGATATTGATCTTATTATTGGTGGTGCATGTGATCCGGATCTTGCTACAATCTATACGAATTTCGTATCAACTCGAATGGATTGTCTTGCATTCCTTTCACCTAAAGAAAATGGAACTGCTCCTATTAACTTAAATGTTGATAAAGTTGTCGAATGGGCAGATAAAGTTCCATCATCGTCATTCATCGTACTTGACTCTACACCAATTAAAGTGTATGATAGATACTTCGATAAATACCGATTCGTTGCCGCATCTGGTGATGTTGCTGGTATTGTTGCACGAACTGAAAGACATTCAGATGCTTGGATGAGTCCTGCAGGTTTTAACCGTGGTGTAATGAAGAACGTTGTCGCATTAGGGATTAACCCAGATCAAACTCAAAGAGATCGTTTGTACCAGAGACGCGTCAATCCTATCACATCTTTCCCCGGCCATGGTTTCGTATTGTTCGGTGATAAGACTGGTTTAGGTGTTGAACTTAATTCTGCATTTAATAGAATCAATGTTCGTAGATTGTTTATCGTATTAGAACGTGCAATCAAAAAAGCATCAAGAGCTCAATTATTTGAGTTTAATGATGAATTCTCACGCGCACAGTTCCGTAACATGGTCGAACCATTCCTACGCGAAATCAAAGGAAGACGCGGTGTGTATGATTACATGGTAGTATGTGATGATTCTAATAACGGTGGATCAATTGTAGATGCTAACGAATTTGTAGCAGATATATACATCAAACCATCTAAATCAATCAACTATATAACGCTTAACTTTATTGCCACGCGTTCGGGTGTTGAATTCAGCGAAATCGTTGGCAAATAACAGGAGATAATAATGACACGTTTAGCAGTTGATAACTTTAAATCAAAATTAATTAATGGGGGTGCGAGAACTAACTTGTTCCAAGTAACCCCATCATTCCCATCATTTGTTGACGCAAATACTGAACTTGCATCTATCTTGTGTAAAGCAGCTTCATTACCAGCATCAACAATTACACCAATTGAAGTTAAGTTCCGTGGTCGTACACTCAAAGTGTCGGGTGAAAGAACATTCGAACCTTGGACAATCACAATCATCAATGATTCTAATATGGAAGTTCGTGATGCTTTTGAAACATGGTCGAATGGTATTAACTCACATGAGGGGAATATCTCAATGTCAACTCTTGATGATTACCAAGTGGATATGCAAATATCACAGTTGGATTCTCAAGGTGTTCCTGTTAAGGAATACAACCTAATTGGTTGTTGGCCTTCGTCTGTAAGTGCAATTGAAATGTCATATGACACTTCCGAGATTTCGGAATTTCAAGTAACTCTTGAATTTCAATATTGGACTTCAAATACTACATCATAAAAGAAGTATAAATATGGTGGTAGGGGTTATTCCTTACCACCATTATTTTATTATTAGGAAAAGATACAATGGCAGATTTATTCGGATTTGAGATAAAGAAAAAGAACAAGAAAGAGGATACTTTTGAAAAGGGTCGTTCCTTTGTAACTCCGCAGGATCAGTCCGGTGGCGTAGTTACAGCTGGAGGACATTTTTCGCAATATCTTGATCTGTCCGCAGAACAATTATCTGATGACGCGTCACAGATTAGAAAATATAGAGAAATCGCAACAGTTCCTGAATGCGACCAAGCAATTACAGACATTGTCTCAGAATCTATTGTAGGGGATAACGCAAATCCCATTACTCTTAATGTAGATTCATTAGACCAGTCGGATAAGATCAAAAAGATCTTTAAAGAAGAATTTGCTAATGTATTAAGTCTATTATCATTCAATCAGTATGGACATGAAATGTTCCGTAAATGGTATGTTGATGGTCGTATATATTACCATATCCTTATTGATGAAAAGAATCCTAAGAAAGGGATCTTAGAATTAAGACCTATCGAGTCAACTCGTATTACTAAAGTAAAAGAAGTTATTGAAGAAACCGATCCTAATACAGGGGCAAAGTTAATTGCAGGTGTTAAAGATTACTATGTATACTCGGATGAGGGTAATCATGGAGATCAAGCATTAAAGATATCTAAAGATGCTATTGTCTATGTACCATCAGGTCTACTATCATTTAAGAAAGATCGAGTAGTCGGTAATTTGGATAAAGCAATCAAAGCAGCTAACCAGTTAAGAATGATGGAAGATGCTCTCTTGATATACCGTATCGCAAGGGCTCCAGAAAGAAGAATCTTTTATATTGATGTCGGTAACTTAACTAAAGGTAAAGCAGAAGAATATCTTCGTGGTATTATGAACAACTACCGGAACAAGTTAGTGTATGATGCGGAATCCGGTGAACTCAAGGATGAACGTAAACATCTTTCTATGATGGAAGATTTTTGGTTACCACGTAGAGAAGGTGGTCGTGGTACTGAAATTTCAACGTTGCCGGGCGGTCAAAACCTTGGTGAGATTGAAGATATTGTATACTTTCAAAAGAAACTATACAAATCATTGAATGTACCTGTAGGTAGATTAGAATCTGAGAATCAGTTCTCTTTAGGTAGATCATCTGAGATCTCAAGAGATGAAGTTAAGTTTCAGAAGTTCTTAGATCGTATTCGTTCTAAGTTCTCTGATGTATTCATGCAAGCATTAAGGACTCAGTTAATACTTAAAGGTATTATTACCAGAGAAGATTGGGATGTTTTATCTAATAATATGACTGTCAATTTCGCAGAGGATACGTATTTCTCTGAATTGAAAGAAGCAGAGATGATTAGAGAACGTATAAATACGTTAAGAGAAGTTGACGAATATGTAGGTAAATATTACTCTGTATCATATGTGCGTAAACATATCTTAAATCAAACTGATGAAGAGATTGAAGAGATTGATAAGCAGATTGAAGATGAAAAAGAACAATATGGTGATGATGATGAAGATCTATAGTAGAAATCTTCATTCTTATAAATAAGTAATAGTAATAAAAGGGGTAATATTATGAGTGATGGGATAGCAGAATTGATTAATTCCATAGGAGACGGTGATAAATCCAAAGCAGAAGATCAATTTAAAACTGCAATGAATGGTAAACTGGCAGACATATTAACTCAGAGGACAGTAGATGTTGGTCAATCTATGATGTCTAGGGATAGCAGTCAACAAAAAGAAGAACAGGAATAATGAAACTAATAACAGAATATTACCAAGAAGATTTATCGTATTTCACCGAGGCCACTAAAACAGGCACTAAGAATACCTTTATTGAGGGTGTCTTTATGCAGTCTGAATCAAAGAATCGTAATGGTCGGTTATATCCTAAAACGGTAATGGAATCTGCGGTTAATAAATATATAGAAGAACAAGTGTCTAAAGGACGCGCAGTGGGTGAATTAAATCATCCAGCTGGGCCATCTATCAATTTAGATAAAGTTTCACATCGCATCACCGAACTCAGATTTGAGGGAAATGATGTGATTGGAAAAGCACTAATACTAAACACTCCTATGGGTAAGATTGTAAAAGGTCTGATAGAAGGTGGTGTGCAGTTAGGTGTGTCAAGTCGTGGTATGGGAAGTATTGAGACAAAGAATTCTATGAATGTAGTTAAAGATGATTTTCATCTTGCTACAATCGACATAGTTCAAGATCCATCAGCACCAGACGCTTTCGTTAATGGAATAATGGAAGGTGTTGATTGGGTATGGAACAATGGTATTCTTGAATCTCAACAAATTGAGAAATATGAGACTGAAATAAGAAAAACAAATGCTAAGAATCTCTACGAGATGCAAAGTGTATTGTTTCATGATTTCCTCTCAAAACTTTAACAAGAAGGAGTAAGTAATAATGTCTGAAGAAATGCAAGATAGCATCGCCGACATCAATGAAGATCAACTAGAGATTATGTTGGAAGACGTTGAAGTTAAAGATGAGGAAATTCTTGATGAAGCAAAGTCTAAATCAAAGGTAGAAGATGCCGATGATGAAGATGACGTTGAAGTCAAAGATGATGAAGATGAAGATGAAGAAGAAGATGAAGAAGTAGTTGAAGAAGTTGAAGAATCTAATGTGGATTTCTCTGACGATTTAAGTGCATTGGTTGAAGGTGAAGCATCTTTAGCTGAAGGATTTAAAGACAAAGCTGCGTTAATCTTTGAAGCTGCTATTTCATCTAAACTGAAAGTGGAAGTTGCTAAACTAGAAGAGTCTTTTGAGATAAAACTAGAAGAAGCAACAGTAGAAGTACGGGAATCTTTAGTAGATAAAGTAGATTCATACCTATCATATGTTGTCGAGCAATGGACGGTTGATAACAAATTGGCAGTAGAATCTGGTTTAAGAACTGAAATTGCTGAATCTTTTATGTCATCATTGTATGATGTATTCGCTGAACATCACATCGAAGTACCAGAAGATAAAGTTGACTTGGTTGACGAACTTGCAGAACAAGTTTCTAAACTAACGGGTCAATTGAATGATTCTGTAGATCGTGGTATTGAGTTGACTGATACTATTCATGATCACCAAAGAGTGGAAGCAATTGCTGAAGCAACTACTGGTATGACTGAATTAGATATCGAGAAATTCAAAGGTTTAGTAGAATCAATTGATTTCGATGATACAGAATCTTTTACATCTAAAATCGAAACTATAAAGGAATCATATTTTAAAGTCACGGGTTCAACTAAAGTTCAAGAAGAAGAACTTCTTGTAGTAGAATCTAATGATAGTACGATATCCAATACCATGGCTGCATATGTAGCCGCAATTAATAATAACACACAATTCTAATCGGAGAATAAT